AGAAGCTTCAGCCTTACCCGCAAGGCTATGATTAACGACGATTTGGGCGCACTTAGCACCATTCCGGCACTGTATGGCGCAGCTGCCCGTCGCATGATTAACAAAATGGTTTACGCCATTTTGACAAGCAACCCTACCATTGAGGGGGCGGCACTGTTCCACAATGACCACAAGAACCTTTCTGCTGAGGCTCTTTCTGTGGCAGGTCTTGGCAAGGTTAAGGCCAAGATGGCACGCCAGAAGAATATCGGCGGTAAGGAAGCCCTGAACATTCAGCCAGCCTTCCTGATTGTTCCACCAGAACTGGAAGTGGCTGCCGTTCAGCTTATCAGTTCCGCAGTGGACCCAACAAAGGCCAACCAGACACCTAACCCATTCGCTAACCGTCTGAATGTGGTATCTGATCCAGAGCTTACCACTGCCACCGAGTTCTATCTTGCCGCTGCCTTCGGGCTCTGCCAAACCATTGAGGTAACATACCTTAACGGTGTAGAGACCCCTACCATGGAGAGCGCAGTACAGTTCGACACTCTGGGCATTAAGTGGCGCATTTATCACGATGTTGGGGTTAACCTGCTTGATTTCCGTGGCCTTGCAAAGTCCACTGGAGCATAAGAAAGGAGTTTTAAAAAATGTCTAATATGACCAAGTTTGTTCAGCCGGGCGAAACTTTAAACTTTAAGGCATCCGAGAATATTTCTTACATGGACGCAGTGCCTCTCACAAGTACCACCAGCGTGGCTATAGGTGTAGGCGTTGCCCTTGAGCCTATCTCCGCCGGGTCTGTCGGCTCTGTAGCTGTCAAAGGCGTGTTTGAGTTCCCGGCCGACACCACAGAAATGAAATTCGGTGACCAGGTTTACTGGGATAAGACCAACAAGAAGGTAACAAAGACCTCCACCGACAACGCCCCAGCGGGTATGGTGGTAGAGGATAAGGCAGCCAGTGCCACCGTTGCCAAAGTGAGGATTGGCTAATATGTCCGCTTTCAAGGATATGGTGGAGGCGGATATTTCCAGTGTATTCCTAAACCTTGACGAGTTCGGGGAAATACACAACCTTAACGGTTCAGATTGCGCCTGTGTGATTTCATCCGACAAGACGGACGACAGGACGGCCAACATACAAGGGGGGCGGCGCACCCCTGAGGGCCTTCATGGTGATTATATTACCGTGTGTGTAAAGACCACCGATCTGCCAAAGATTCCGGTCCAGGGAACAAATTTCAAGGTGGATGGGAAACGCTACACAGTGGACACCTGCACCGATGATATGGGAATGTTGACCATTACCCTTGGAGCCTATCGAATGGGAGGCGGACTTTAATGATTGAAATTGACGCCAGTGCTTTGGACCGTGCTGAGGAAATGCTGAAAGGAATACCGGGGGCGGCTAAAAAAGCCGTCAATTCCGCCGCTAAAAGAACCGTAAGAGGCGCGAAAAAGGACGCAGTCCAGAAGGTAAAGGAACGCTATACAATAAAGCCTTCCTACATTACCCGGACAATGTCCTTTGACTGGGGCGGCGGGTCCTTTGGTTTTAGTTCCAAGGGCCGCGTTAATGATTTGGCATATTTTAAGCACAACCCGGGGAAGGTTCCACAGAGGCGGCCAGCCACGGGGAAATATTTGTATAGCCAGGTTATAAAGGGCGAGGGCGGCACTATAGCCCACGCCTTTCTGGCAAAAATGAGGTCGGGACATATTGGAGTTTTTCAGCGTGCAGGGCATGGAGCAAGCAATACCAGCCTTCCAATAGAGAAGCTTTCAGGACCGTCCACGCCGCAGATGTTGGAAAGCCCTGCGGTATCGTCATTTATTCAACGCAAGATGGAGGAAAGACTGGCGGTCAATGTGGAGCATGAGGTTAACGCCTTTTTGATGGGGTATAGAAAATGATTATTCCAGAAAGATTAATAAATTGCTTAAAAAAAGAGATAGAAATAGCTGTCAAGGATTACCGCCTAAAGGCGGAAAATCAGGAGGATAAGCCTGTTACTGTGTACGCGCAGCACATCCCGGACGAGAACTTTGACAATGACAGCTATTACCCTCTTGTTATCGTAAGCCTCCAGAAGGTGGAGGATGCAGAACTTTCCGAGGGTAACGGCTCTACTGCCACAATAGGGCTGACTATCGGCGTTCATGGTGAGGATGAACTTGCCTGGATGGACCTTTTAAGCATTATGGAACGCATCCGGCAGCGAGTATTGATATTCCGAAAGCTTGACAAGCGTTTTAGGTTATTACTGCTAACAAAATGGGAAACCATTGAGGCACAGCCCTATCCGTTCTGGTTTGGTTATGGCACTCTGGTTTATCAGATCGCCCAGCCAAATGAACAGATGGATTGGGACAATGTAAAAATAAAAATGGAGGATACGAGTAATGAGTGATAAGCAGACGGCCAAGAAGGCCCCAGAAACCACCACAGAGCCCACAAAACTGGCTAACGGTGCAAATGGATACACAGGGGCGGAAAAACCAGCCACGGCCACCACGAAGCCTGAGACAGTTGTCTATATTGGACCAAATATCTTAAGCGAGGGCTTAAAGAAGAATACAGTGTATCGTGGGCGGCCTACAGAACTTATTGAGGCCATAGCCGAAAAACACCCAGGCATTATACGCCTGTTTGTAAAGGTTGATAAACTCAGCAAGGCAATGGCCGAGGTTCACAAGACGGGGACACCGTTAAACCTGGCATATACCAATATTATTAAACGCATGGAGGTAAGTGAGTAATGGCATACAAGCACGGAGTCTACACAAGCGAGAAAGCCACCTCCCTTGTGCCAATGACTCAGACCGACAGTGGCTTAATCGTGTGCTTTGGTACCGCGCCTGTCCATCTGGCAACTGCCCCGGTGGCTGCCAATACCCCGGTACTTTGCTACACCTATCAGGAAGCAGTGGCAACCTTTGGCTATTCCAAGGATTGGGGCAAATATACCCTTTGTGAAATGATTAAGACACACTTTGCATTGTTCAATATGGCCCCTATCGTCTTTGTTAATGTTCTGGATAAGGATACTCACAAAACGGTAGAAAATAACAAGACTGTAGCCATCAGCGAGGGTGTTTTCACTGTTACCGACCCGGTTCTTTTGGGTACTCTGGTGGTAAAGATTACATCCGAAGGTGATGCACTGGTTAAGGACACCGACTACACAGCTGCATATAACGACGATGAGGAGCTGGTAATTACTCCTATCGACGGCGGCGCAATCACCAGCAGTGTAACAAGCATTTGCGTGTCCTACACTAAACTGGATCCTGTAAGTGTTGACTATGATGATATTATTGGCGGCGTCAATGTAACCACCAACAAGACAGAGGGTCTGGAGCTCGTAGAGGAAGTATTCCCACGCTTTGGTCTTGTTCCTGGTATCATTATCGCGCCGGGCTGGTCCCACAACACTGGCGTGGCTGCGGTTATGAAGGCAAAGGAGCATAACATTGATGGACATTTCAATGCTATCTCTATCTGCGACATTCCAACCGAAACAGTCAAGTCCTATACTGCTGCAAGTGCCTGGAAGAATCAGAATAATTATGTTGATAAGGACTGCCTGCTTTGCTGGCCACTTCTTACCCTTGACGGCAAGAAGTACCATATCAGCGCACAGCTGGCCTCCGTAATGAACTATACGGACAGCCAGCACGACGATATTCCATATTATTCCCCATCAAATAAGCAGCTCCAGGCAGATGGTGCTTGTTTGGCAGATGGAACAGAGGTATTCCTGAATACCCAACAGGCGGCATATTTGAACGGTCAGGGTATTGTTACGGCGTTGAACTTTATCGGCGGGTGGAAAAGCTGGGGCAACCGTACCACCGCATACCCATCCAACACCGACGTGAAGGATAGCTTTATCAGCAACCGCCGTATGTTCAACTGGGTAGGTGCTACCCTTGTAACCAGCTACTGGGCAAAGATTGACGACCCTGCCAACAAGCGTCTTATTGAGACCATTGTTGACAGTGCCAATATTTGGCTTAACGGGCTTACTGCAAAGGGTGCGCTGCTGGGCGGTCGTGTTGAGTTCCGCGAGGATGAAAACACCACAACCGACCTGATGGACGGCAAGCTGTACTTCCATGTATACATGTCTCCACCAGCCCCTGCCCGTGAAATTGAGTTCATTCAGGAGTATGACCCTGCATATATTGCTACTCTGTTCGCATAAGGTAAATATAAAAGTTGTGCCCGTAATGGGCACAACTGAAAGGAGATAAAACGATGGCAAAAACCAATATTGTACGCGATAAGCTGGTTAATTTTGAGGTATTTATTTCCGGCGATCGTAAGCTTGGTATGGCAGATGTTACCCTGCCAAGTTTTGAATATAAGACTTCCACACTTTCCGGCGCAGGTATCGGTGGAGAAATCGAGATGCCAACGCCTGGGCAGACTGGCAGTATGGAGCTGGAGATTAACTGGCGCACCATTAACGACGACAACGCCGCACTGCTGGCCATGAAGGCCCACGATTTGGAACTGCGTGGTGCAAACGAAAACTACGACGCTGGTACTGGCGAAATTGCCACTGAAGCGGTAAAGATCAATGTTCGCGCCCTGCCAAAGAAGGGCGACCTTGGTTCCTTAAAGCCAGCTGATCATACCGACACCAAGAGCACCTTGGAAATCATTTACATCAAGGAGTCCATTGCCGGCAAGCGTGTAGTTGAAATTGATAAGCTGAATTACATCCACTATGTTAACGGCGTGGATTATTTGGCCGATGTTCGCAAGGCTTTGGGCCTGTAATCGAAAGGAGATTATAAAGAATGGAAGATAAGAAAATTGATTTCTCTAACCTTGAAATTAAGCTGGCGGAATTAAACGCCCAGGCATTCCAGCGGGCAGAGCGTGTCTGCAGAATGGCAGCGGACCCGACACCGGATATTATTTACTCCAGCAATTTCCGTGCCAGGTTGGCAGCAGAGGCTTTGGGGGTAGAGTTTAGGGACATCATGGCCTTGAATCTGTCTGAATTTACTTCTATCGTATCGCGAACACTGAATTTTTTATTACAGAATTTGGGCGCGGAAATCCTGGACAAGAGCTGAGAAAAATAGCTTTTGCACTGAGGGAGATAGCCCCAATAAATTACTGGGAAATCCAGACCATAAGGGAATTAAAGGACTGGATGGTTGTCTTGGAAGAAGAGGCAGCCAGAAAAAAGAAATAAAAAAGAGGTCCCACCC